AAGTGTAAGAATGCTGAGTATCGATTCGGTACTACAGGTACACTGGATGGTACAGAGACTAATAAACTTGTACTGGAAAGTCTCTTTGGTTCTGTACATCGTGTTACCATGACCAAGGACTTACAAGAGAAGGGTGAACTTGCTAAACTAAATATTAAGGTATTGTTATTGAGATATCATAACGATGTCTGCCACATGCTCAAAGAATCTACCTATCAAGAAGAGATGGATTATATTGTAGGATGTGAAAAGAGAAACAACTTTATCTCTAAACTATCTCTGGACTTGAAGGGTAATACTTTGGTCTTGTTCCAGTATGTGGACAAGCATGGTAAAATACTCTTTGACCAAATGAAGAAGATGGGTGGAGAAGATAGAAAGATATTCTATGTATCAGGTGAGGTCGATGCAACAGACCGTGAACAGATTCGTGGTATTGTAGAGGGACAAAAGAATGCAATCATTGTTGCTTCATTAGGAACATTTTCTACTGGGATTAATATTAGGAACTTGCATAACATTGTTTTTGCTAGTCCTTCCAAGTCTCAAGTCAAAGTTCTTCAATCAATCGGAAGAGGACTGAGAAAGTCTGACGATGGTTCGGTAACACAATTATATGACATTGCGGATGATATGCATATCCGTAAACATAAGAACTTTACCCTAAGACATAGTGCTGAAAGAATCAAGATATATAATAAGGAACAGTTCCCTTACAAGGTATACCCAATAGATTTGAAATGAAGCACGGATTAATGATTGGTGGGTTCGGTGCGAATGCAGGACTCAGGAAAGTATTCAACGATAAGTGGGTAATCTCTAGTCGTAAACTTGACAACTCACCAGACTACTACAGAAGTTTTGGTAATCATAGAGTCGCAACCTATCTGAGAAAGAAAGGTTGGGATATTGAGTGCTTAGACTATACCTTCTATATGTCTGACGATGAGATTCGTCAATACCTTGATGACCGTATTACTGCTCAAACCAAGTTCCTTGGTATCAGTTTATTATTCCCACTTGCTTATATTAGTAGAAACCGATTACAGGGAGTAGTTAATTGGATGAAGAGAACTCATCCTCATGTAATCATTGTAGTAGGTGGTGTAAAAGCATTTGTTCTTACAGAGATAGGTAATGTAGATTATTACTGTGCAGGTAGTGGTGAGTATGCACTGGAAGCAATACTTGAACACGAGTTTAACGGAGGCCCATCGATAAAGGCAACTATCTGGAAGCAGGGTCAATTGATAAATGCTTATCGTGATTATCCTGCTCACCCTAAACCAGATGCACGAATCTCATACGAAGAACGAGATTATATTGAACCATACGAGACCTTGAATGTAGAGTTTGCTCGTGGGTGTATATTCAAATGTACCTATTGTTCTTTTCCTTTGATTGGTATCAAGGGTAATATGGATAGATGTCAACAGGACTTACATGATGAACTGCTAGAGAACTGGGAAAGATGGGGAGTACGAAACTATTACATAACCGATGATACTGTCAATGACCGTCAAGATAAAATGGAAAAGGTCGCAGATGCAGTTCGTAAATTACCATTCCAACCACAGTTTAGTGGATATGCTCGTGGTGACCTTATGATACGACACGGTGAAAAGACATGGGAAGATATGATTGATATCGGATTTACTTCTCATAGTTATGGTGTCGAAACCCTGAATCATAAGTCAGGTAAAGCAGTTGGTAAAGGTATGAACCCAGAGGAAACCAAAGAAGGTTTGCTCAAGATTGATGAGTTCATGAGAAAGAATATGAAGAAAGACCAATACTATTCTGGGTCACTTACTATGATTGCAGGACTACCACATGAGTCTTTTGCAAGTCTAGACGCAGGTAAAGAATGGTTAAATAAGTATTGGGGACATCATTCTGTGGCATATTTACCCCTGAGAATTAATTCTCCAGAAGAGATTGCTCAGTCGGTAGAAGCAGAAAACATGGATATAAATAATAGTGATAACTTTTACAAAGAGGGATATACATTCGAATATAGAGAACCAGACTATATTGATGACCCCAGAGTTAGAGAAGTTATAAAAGGTATGTTACAGGCAAAACAATATATGTTAGGTACAAGAGGGAAAGTCCCATGGAACTTCTGGGTGCATCCTTCTGGTGAGTATGATTATGTTGATATGCTTCAATGGACATACGAATGGATGGATGACAGAATAGCACAAGGTTCATATGCGACATATTGTTTTGAAACCAATGTTCCTACTGCACAACATAAAGACCATCCTGCGAACATAAAGCATCACTTCAAACAATATCCGTTGGAAGTAGATGCGACTAACCTACACCAGTTTATTATATCGTATATAGATAAGAAACTAGGTAGAACCGAAAGTAAGACAGATGAGTAAAGAAGAAACAAATGAAAAGTATCCTTTGAGACAATTCAAATTGTCCTCTGGGGATGAAATTGTATGTGAAGTCATACAATGGCAGAACGAAGAAGAACTAGAACTCATTGTCCGTAAACCAATGCGAATTGGGTTCACTGAAATCATGGGTGGCATGAAGTATTATTCTTTCCGTCCGTGGATGATATATCAAGAGACAGATACAGAACTCATTGTAATAAATGGTAATCACATTGTTGGTATCTCACAACCGCAAGAGACTCTTGTATGGCAATACAATGAAGCAGTCAAAGACATGAAAAAGATGCATGAGAAAAGAATGATGGAATTTGCTGAGTCCAATCCAGAAGAATGGAAGAAGCAAAATAGTTTGACCGAAGTGACTAAGAATCTGATGCAACAGATGGCAGAACTTGAAGGTATGATAGAAGATGACTTCACTGGTGACAGTGATGGGGGTGGAAGTAATGTTTTACTCTTTGACCCTAATAAAAGGAAAAAGGTAATTCACTAGTGGATGTATCAGTACAAACAGTTAGGGTAAATACCCCAGAGAAAATTTATTGTCAACAAATAGATGATAATGAAATGGATAGAGAAATTCTATCTGCTCTTCATAATCTAGATTATCGTGATGGTGTAAAAGGATTATCACCTTTAGTTGCAGATGCTACTTTTAATTTTGACCTTAACTCAAAACCGTGGTCTACTCTAAAAGCATATGTAGATAAACTTGCAAGGATTGCTTTAATCGAAGATAATAATAAAAGTGAGTTTACAAGATATCGTTCTAAAAGTAAGGCATGGATTGATAGGTGGCATGATACCTTAGAGACCGTAAGCATGTGGGCAGTGAAATATGATGGAGAACTTGAACACCGTGCCGAAATGCATGACCACTTTCCTGCTCTATATACATTCTGTTATTACATAGAAGACCCTTTTCAAGATTTGACTCGTGGAGCAAACTTCGTTCCTAGTGAAGTTCCACCATTGGTTATAGGAATACCAAAAGATAATGAACTGTTTTCAATTGAAGTAAAGAATGGTAGATTAGTATTGTTTCGTGGAGATGTAGACCATGGAACAGGACATCCAATAAAATTCAAAGGTATGAGATATTGTATTGGTGGGTCAGTACATCATATAATTGATAGAGATAAATTTCACAAGGATAACCTTGGGCCAATATTACCTAAGAAGGACAATAATTGAGGTATATATCCCCCCCTCAAAGGACGCTTTGAATTATAACAGAAAAAACATATTTTGTCAAGCTATTTTTTAATTATTTTTTTACCTTGACTTTTTATCATGCATGTAGTATAATATGCATCAAACTTGGAGTATAATATGAAACCCAAAGAGAAACCACATTATGTGAATAATGCTCAGTTTTCAACGAGTGTTGTTGACTATGTGCAAACTGTTAGGAAAGCAAAGAAGGCAAATAAGAAGATACCAATCGTACCTGATTATATTGCAGAATGCTTTCTAAAGATTGCCGAAGGATTATCACATAAATCAAACTTTGTACGATATACTTACCGTGAAGAAATGGTAATGGATGCCGTAGAGAATTGTCTGAAAGCAATTGAGAACTATAATATAGAGGCCGCAACTAGAACTGGTAAACCAAATGCGTTTGCCTACTTTACACAGATTTCTTGGTATGCTTTTCTTCGTAGGATTGAAAGGGAGAAGAAGCAACAAGATATCAAACTAAGATATATCAATCATTCTGGTATCGAAAACTTCTTGGACAACGAATTAGCAGACGGACAATCCGCATCTGTAGCACAAGCATTTGTAGACCAATTGCGTATTCGTATCGATGAAGTAAAAGAGAAAGATGCTGAATGGAAGGAGATTGTCAAGAAGGAAAGAAAGAAGAGAGTACCCAAGGTAGATTCTGACCTGACTGACTTCCTAGAATGAAGTCACTCCTGTTTCTATTCACTGCTCTGGTATTGAGTAGACTTCTACCACTGCCACCTAATAGTGAACCTCTATTGGGATTAGCAGTGATTGCACCGCACATAGCAAAGAGTCTATGGGTATGGTTCGCACCTTTGTTGGTTATGTTAGCATCTGATATCATTATTGGGTTTCATGGTCACATGATGTTTACATATACCGCATTAGCAATCGCACCATTCATAAGCAGATATATAAATAACATGTATACTGCACTTGGGTGTAGTTGGTTGGTATGGCATGTCCTCGCAAACTTTGGACAGACCTATCCACCCTTTAGTGTCGAAGCACTTGTTTTCGATACAAGATTATTCGTCAGTGGATTATTAGTAATAATAACGCTTGACATTTTAAGAAAGGTCATGTATAATGGCAAGTCATATGGAAAAACTGGATAAAAAGGAAATCAAAAGAATCCGCAGAAAGGCAATCAAAAAGCAGAACCAGTCTTCTGGTATTAGTGGAAGACTAAGTATGGCAGAAGCAATTGCTCAAGTGAAGCGAGAGGAAGACCCTTTATTCAAAGGTAACTAAATGAAAATAGCAATTTTGAACGATACCCATTGCGGTATCCGAAACTCTTCTGATATCTTTATGGAATATCAAGAAGCATTTTATCGTGATGTATTTTTCCCTTATTGTATTGAGAATGATATCAAACACATTCTCCATCTAGGGGATTACTATGATAATCGTAAGACGATTAATTTTAAGGCACTGCAACACAACCGTAAAATCTTTCTAGAACCTTTGCGTAAGAATGGCATGACCATGGATATCATTATTGGTAACCATGACATGTACTACAAGAATACGACAGAGTTGAATGCACTGAAAGAATTGCAGGGTCACTATATGAATGAGGTCAATCTTATTTTAGAACCAAAGGTCATGAAGTATGACTCTTTGAAGATTGGTCTTGTTCCTTGGATATGTGAGTCGAATGAGAAACAGTGTATGGAGTTTATCCAGAACTGTAAAGCAGATATCATCGGCGCACACTTAGAACTCATAGGGTTTGACATGCATCGTGGGATGCCATGCTTGAATGGTATGAGTCCTAATCTGTTTGACCGTTTCGAAATGGTTCTCACAGGACACTTCCATGCGAAGTCTACATCTGGCAATATCCACTATCTTGGTTCTCAGATGGAGTTCTTCTGGAATGACTGTGATGACAAAAAGTATTTCCATGTTCTTGATACTGAAACAAGAGAACTGGAAGCAATCCACAACCCAATCACTATCTACGAGAAGATTTATTATGACCACGAGAAGATGGGCAAGTACCAGTTCAAGGATATGCGATACCTAGACAACAAGTTCGTTAAGGTTATCGTAGTGAACAAAGGTGACCCATATGAGTTTGAAAAGTTTATTGACCGTATCTCAATGCAGAAGATTCACGAACTAAAAATCCAAGAGGACTTCAAAGAGTTCATTGGAGAAAATGTTGGTGATGATAAAATATCGCTTGACGATACGGAAACAATAGTGTATAATTATATTGATGCTGTATCCACAGATTTGGATAAAGGTCGTATAAAGAAAGAAGTCTCTGCACTCATGAAGGAAGCAGAGTCTTTGGAGATATTGTAGATGGGTAAGGGGTCTAAACCAAGGCCTATCCCTGACAGAAGGCAGTTCGAAAAGAACTGGGATAAAATATTTATGAAAAAGGACTTCGAGTTTTGGACACATTACTGTAAGGTAGAAGGGACAGAGATTGGAGTTGAGAAAGGGTCACCATGCAATTGGTGCGATGTAACAGAAGATGATATTATTCAAGAAACTGAGATACAAGAACTTCCTGAGTACAGGAAATAATTTAACCGAAATAGATTTTGATACCCATCCTACCACCTTGGTAGTGGGTCAGAATGGTAGTGGTAAGTCAACTATGCTAGACGCATTGTCGTTTGGTCTGTTCGGTAAACCACACCGTAAGATATCAAAGAGTCAACTTGTTAACAGTATTAACCAAAAGGGTTCACTGGTAGAAGTTGAGTTTGCGATTGGTTCACAGAACTATAAAGTTATTCGAGGTATCAAACCTAATAAGTTTGAAATCTGGGTTAACGGTAATATGGTGAACCAGAGTTCTCATGCTCGTGAGTATCAACTCATGCTTGAGAATAATATAATCAAGTTGAACCACAAGTCTTTTCATCAGATTGTAGTTCTAGGGTCTTCATCCTTCGTTCCGTTTATGCAACTTACCTCTCAAGCAAGGCGTGATGTGATTGAAGACCTACTTGATATTAATGTATTCAGTAAGATGAATGGTCTCTTAAAGGAGCAGGTCTCCATACTAAAAGAGAAGATTAATGATAATGAATATCAAATCAATCTAGTGAATACAAAAATTAATGCACAAAAAAAGTATCTGCGTGACCTTAGTGCGGTGACTTCTCAACAAAAGAAAGAGAAGCAGGAGACCATCAAAGGATTGCAGGAACAAATCAAAGTCCTGACAGATAATAATTCTAAGTTGAGTGCTGACCTAGAAGACAAAGAAGCACCACTACTGAAAGATATCGATGACCTATCACAGAAGATGAAAGACCTAGAGGACTATGCATCTCAGTTCAAACACGAACAGAAGGATGTAGTCAAGAAAGCAAAGTTCTTTGAGAAGCATGATATCTGTCCTACCTGTGAACAGGATATCAGTGAAGATATCAAGACTAAACATCTTGAAGAGTGTAAGAGAAAAGCAGGAACTATTACCAATGCTCTAGAGATGTATGAGAAACAGAAGAAGAAGTTCGAAGATAAGAAAGAAGCATTTGATGTTATGATGGATTGCATTCGTGCATGGCAGTCAAACATCAACGGTAATAATAGAGAGATTGCTTCTATCAATGAATCTATTGACCGACTCAATACAGAGATTGGTAATATAGATGAAGAGTCAGGTGACCTATCAGAAGCAAATGCTGAGTTAGAGAAACTTAGAGTATCCAAAGAAGAACTACAGGATGCCAAGTATAAACTCAATGAACAAGCATCCTATGATAGAGTCAAAGCAGAATTACTAAAAGATACTGGTATTAAGACTAAGATTATCAAACAGTATCTACCAGTCATCAATAAGTTGACTAACGAGTTTTTACAAACATTAGATTTCTTTGTTCACTTCAATTTGAACGAAGCATTCGAAGAGACTATCCGTTCACGACATCGTGACGCATTCTCTTACGATTCATTCTCTGAAGGTGAGAAACAAAGAATCGACTTGTCACTGTTATTCTGTTGGAGACAGATTGCCAAGATGAAGAACAGTGTGGCAACTAATCTACTTCTATTGGATGAGACATTTGATTCATCCCTAGACGAAGATGGTATTGAAAACTTGATGAAGATTATTAGCAGTCTGTCTGAGGATACTAATGTCTTTATCATCTCGCATAAATCAGAGTTAGAGGATGCTCACTTCTCTCGCAAGATAGAATTTGTGAAGGAACGAAACTTCTCTAAAATAAAAGCTTGACTTTAGTTGAGACATCTGTTATAGTATGCGTTACAAAATGAGGAAAGGTGAATTATGGAATTAACCGATAGCACTATTAATATATTGAAAAACTATGCCACCATCAATCCTAACATTGTGGTTGAGACTGGCAATACCCTGAAGACTATTTCGGTAGCACGAAATCTGTTTTCATCTACTGAGACTGTTGAGGACTTCCCACAGACTTTTGGCATCTATGACTTGAATGAGTTTTTGAATGTCTTGTCTTTGGTGCAACAACCAACACTCAGGTTTGAGTCCGACTATGTTGTTGTCTCTGATAATACTGGTCGTTCATCCGTGAAGTATTTCTTCTCTGACCCTGATATGTTGACTACTCCTAGTAAGTCAGTGAACATGCCAGATGCGGAAGTTAAGTTCTCCCTAGATACTGATACACTCAGTAAGATTAAGAGAGCATCCGCCGCCTTGGGTCATGATGAGATTTCGATTACTCCATCGGATGGAGCAATCACTTTGACTGTCAAAGACAGTAAAGATGCGACTTCAAATACCTTCGCAATAGATGTTGAAGGTGAGTATCCAGAAGGAGTTGACTTCAACTTCATTCTGAATGTTGGTAACCTAAAGGTTGTCAATGAAGACTTTGATGTGAGTATCTCATCTAAGTTAATATCGCAATTTGCAAGTAAACAGTCTGCGACTGAATACTTTATTGCACTAGAAAAAACATCTGTATACGGAGCATAGATAATGGCAAAAGCAGAACCAAAAGCACAAGACCACAGTGCAATTTACGAACTGAGTAACAGAGTGGCTCGTTCATGTGTGGCAGTAATTGATACCATCGTTCAGAGGGGAGCAATTAAAGGTGAGGAACTATCTACCATTGGTCAGTTGAGAGACCAAGCAGTGCAGATAGTGCAACTGGTCGAGGAATACCAGTCTTCGCAAGGTTTAGACAATACCGATTCCAAATAGGTATCTGTCTAGAGAGGGTGGATGTCTCCTTTCCGTCCACCCTCTCAATTTCCTATTGACAGAAGGGTACAACTTGTGTTATAATTAGATTATGAATGAATTTCTCTGGGTCGAGAAGTATCGACCACAAACTATCGCAGATACTATTCTGCCAAAAGAACTCAAGCAAACTTTCCAGAACATCGTAGAGTCTGGTGAAATCCCTAACATGTTATTTACTGGTACGGCAGGTCTAGGTAAGACTACCGTTGCTCGTGCTATATGTAATGAACTAGGACTTGACTACATTGTAATCAATGGTAGTGAAGAGGGTAACATCGATACCCTGCGTGGGAAGATAAAGCAGTTTGCTTCTTCGGTATCTCTTTCTGGGGGTTACAAAGTTGTAATCTTAGATGAAGCAGATTACCTAAACCCCCAATCAACTCAACCTGCATTGCGTGGATTCATTGAAGAGTTCAGTGACAACTGTAGGTTTATCCTTACCTGTAACTTCAAGAACCGTGTGATTGAACCATTACATTCTCGTACTGGTGTCTATGAGTTCAATGTATCAAGTGGCAAAGACCGTGCAGTCCTTGCTGAGTCTTTCATGAAAAGATGCGATACTATTCTACAGGGTGAAGGTATCACATACAATCCAAAGGTTCTGGCAGAACTTATTACCAAACACTATCCTGACTTTCGTAGGGTATTGAATGAGTTGCAAAGAGCATCTATTGGTGGTAGCATCAATTCAGATATACTGGTTGTAGACAACAGTCAGTATTCAGACTTATACTCTCATCTTAAAAACAAGGACTTCAAGAAGATGCGTCAGTGGGTGGTCAACAACATTGACCTAGAACCTGCTTCAGTCTTCCGTGGTATCTATGACACCATTGATGGTAAAGTAGAACCAGAGAGTATTCCACAAATCATATTAATACTTGCAGACTATCAATACAAGAATGCATTCGTTGCAGACCATGAGTTGAATCTAGTCGCATGTCTAACAGAGGTAATGGCAAATGTTCAGTTTAAGTAAACCACTCTATGTATCTGCACAGGCAGGACAGAGAAATATAGCAGACCTTCTGGAAGCACATGTTGCTAATTATTATGTTGACCAAGGTGGTACATTACCTGAGACTGTTAGGACTATCGAAGATGTATCCATAGGTGACAGACTTATTGATATTAAAACAAGAGATATCAATCGTGAGTTCTCTATGCCAAATCTTATTTCGGTAGACCGTTTGCGTAAGAGTAAAGACAAGAACATTCAGTATCACTTCATTGACTATAAAGTAGTTGACAGAGCATTAGACCATACAGGGTCTAATCAAGTTGAGGTTACTGGTCAGTCAATCGTAGATGTATGGGATATTGATTGGACTGTATTGAAGATACAGAACCTTGGTAAAGGTCAATTACAGTTGTGTGGTGTTAAGGACTATAGCATTATCCCAAGATGGGTTCATGGTAAAGATGAATGGTTCAAAAGATTAGAGTTGGAAATGAAAGAGTTCTATACCAAGCAAATTAAAAAGTTTGAAGGTTATATAAAGGAACTAGAATGAATAAATACTGGAGAGTATGGCAGTACGCATTGGGGGGATACTCCGATGACAAGACTGAACCTTACGATGATATAATCACTGTCATCCGTACAGTGATTGTTGGTATCAACTTCATCACCTGCTTTTTTATTATGGCAGGTGTCATCAGACATTGGGGGTAAGTATGAAGTATGTTCTCGTCAAAGACAAAGACCACATTCCAGAAGAAAGACTTTGGTACTACGATGACTTTGGTCAACGCAGGTGCAAAGAGACAGATGACTTTATCTGTTTAGTCAAACAATCCTATCCAATCGATAAACAAAAACTTATGACATTGAAATTAGTAGACGGTAAATGGACACCGCACCAAATGGAGTTACCCTTTGAAGTGGACGAAATGGGATAAAGCACACATTGCTACGGCAAGAGTGTATGCTACTTTATCATCTGCTACCAGACTTCAGGTCGGAGCAGTAATCGTAAAAGACAATCGTGTTATATCCATAGGTTACAACGGTATGCCTACTGGATGGGATAACACTTGTGAAGATGAAAACAATGTAACCAAACCAGAGGTACTTCATGCGGAAACAAATGCAATTGCAAAGGTTGCGTCATCAACAGAGTCGGCGCAGGATGCAACGCTCTACTGTACACACGCACCCTGTCTCAACTGTGCAAAACTCATCTACCAATCAGGAATCATCAGAGTGGTCTATGACCAAACATACAAGACAAATGATGGATTGACTTTCCTACAGAAATGTGGTATAATAGTGCAAAAAGTACCACGCAACAAACCACAATTTTATATTATAAAGAACGAAGAATGACTAAACCTTTTGATTATGTAAATGCGATTAACTACACTAAAAAAGACATTATGGAAACTGAAGAAGACGAAGGTGTTTATAATTCTTTTCTGGTTAATCGTAGTCTTTCCTACTTTGGAGATACTGCTATTCTTGCTAATGAGATGAATATCTCACACCACATAGACAACCGTCTACAATTCTCATTTCTTATAAATATCATTAGGAAACGAAAAAGGTTTTCTAAATGGTTAAAACCAGAAACACATAATGCGGTTGATGTGGTGAAAGCATACTATGGATATAGCAATGAGAAAGCAGAGCAAATCCTACCACTTTTATCACCTGACCAGATTAAAGAATTAGAAAAAAAGGTGAACAAAGGTGGAAGAAAATAATTTAGTTACATGGAGTCCTGCGACAATGCTAGAGGTCACTCTGGCAGAACCAGATGACTTTCTTAAAGTCAGAGAAACACTTACTAGGATAGGTGTTGCATCAAAGAGAGATAATAAACTTTTTCAATCATGTCATATCCTGCACAAGCAGGGACGATACTACATTGTACATTTCAAGGAACTATTCATGCTTGATGGGAAAAAAGCAAACCTTGAAGAGTCAGACATGCAAAGAAGGAATACAATAGCAACATTGCTATCCGACTGGGGATTACTAGAAATCCAAAACAGTGAAGTAGCAAAGGAGTGCGCTCCTTTGAGACAAATAAAGATTATTGGGTTTAAGGAGAAAGACCAGTGGGAGTTATGTCCGAAATACAACATTGGAAACAAGTAGACTTCAATAGTCACATTCTAGACATTCGTGATAAGAAGCATTGGTGGACAACTGTCAATGTAGGTGATTACGAATGGAATGCACACATGAAACTCATTGATACTCATCCTCAAGAGTTACATGATTGGAACAGTGAGAAGCAAAGATTCGGAATGAACTCTTTTCACTTGAGACCTTCTGCACCCTTGTTTTGTAAACAAGTATTTGAAGACATGGAAAACTTCTTCATACCACCTGCACCAAAGAAAGAGAACTATAAGAAAGGTCACCCCCAGATAACGAACATTGCCTTTACTGGATTTGGCAATAATCATAACTCATATCCTCGACACAAAGATAGTATGGATGTATTCTTAGTCCAAGTTATTGGAGAGATACCTATCCGTATTGGAAAGAGTAAAGAGGATGATAGTAATGATGATTTCAAGATAATGCAACCAGGCGATGCAGTCTGGATTCCAAGAGGAACTTATCATAAGTTGTCTCCAAAGATGTCACGACTCACATGCTCATTTGGATTTGAGAGTGACCCAGAGTGTGACCCTGCATTGTTTATTTGAAAAAAACACACTTTTTTTTCAATAATAGCTTGAAATAAAAAAATTAATCCTTATATATAATAGTAGGGATGTCACAGGTGTGAGTCCCATTTCATCTTGCTAAATTAAAATAGGAGATAGAGCGACATGACAAAATTAGAAATTGGAAAAAGTATTTTCCCTAGGTCTGCATTTATTGGTTTCGACCATATGTTGCAGGAACTCGATTACGCAACTAAACACGCAAATGACCATTATCCCCCTCACAATATTGTGAAGGAATCGGATGATGAATATATCATTGAAGTCGCAGTTGCAGGGTTTGCTGAATCTGAAATAGATGTAGAGCAAAAGGAAAGGTCTCTTACCATATCTGGTAAACATGAGTCCAGAGACCGTGAAGTAATTCATCGTGGCATTAGTACACGAGCATTCAAACGGCAGTTCAGACTTAGTGAGTATGTCCAAGTAACTGGTGCAACTCTCAAGGACGGTATCCTTGCAGTAACTCTGAAGTTAGAAATCCCAAAAGAGAAGCAGCCTCGTAAGATAAAAATTTCTTAACACGAGGAACAAAATGAAGAAACTCATCGAGACCCTAGGGGGTAACGATGGCGTGGCACACATACTACTACTTGTTGGGTGCGTAGCACTCATGGGTGTAGCAATGAAACCGCTTTTCACCCCACTGGGTTAAATTCAAAAACAGGAAGGGGATGGGCAACTGTCCCCTTCACTATATAATGATATGAAAGCATATATGCTAGTTGACTTTGACAATCCAGTATCCGTGAGATACAGTGAGATTGCCATTGATAGTTTCAAACCTGTAATACAAAGAGGTATACTTGATATTATACCGACACAATGTATTACACCCAAAACTCTTCCAACTGTTGAGAACGACTTTAATTGGCAGAAGTCTCTTGCTACCATTGATATGAAAAAAGGTAGAGAGACTAAACCCATGCACGAGACAGAAAAAGCAGGTATGTGTTCCCACTGGGAACTTATGCGTAGGCAAAGATATGAAGATAGATTCTTCATTATGGAACATGATGCTTACTTGTTAGATGCAGATGATTTTGAGAAAGCATATGAGTTTATGCTAGAGCATGACATTGCATATGCTAACTTAGGATTGTTTATGTCTTGTTATTCTTATAACAAGCATTCTGCAACATGGATGTATGAACAACTAATAAGAGAGAATAATGTCCCAGTGAACTGTGGGCCTTACTTGATGGCAGAGAAATTATATAAGTTGTATGCTAAACACTTCTTATCAAAACGAAACTACTTGGGTAAAGAGTATTCGTTTATGATACCTTTTCGTGACTCTGATAAACTTGGATACGGAAGGACTGAGAAAGAAATGTTTCAGACAATCAATTTTGCTAGAGAGACTTGGAGAGCAATGTCCCCTTATATGAATACACCAAGCACACAGTGTTGGAGTGAAGAATTAGGACTGACACAGAATCATCATAACTATAAAAAGGCACATCACTTGCATTTTTTCTTTAAGAAACTATGAAGAAGAATTACACATATAAAGAAGCAACACCAGAGCAAATAAAGCACTGGCACGAGACAGAAGGTAAATGGTGGGCAGACAGAGGACTTACAATCGTAGCAATAGCATCTGTTCTACAGGTATTGACATTACTCACTATGGGTGCTATCATGTACGGATTAGATAATATCTTTGGCATATAACGCTTGACAATTTCATTTGGGTCTAGTATAATAGACCACTATAGCATGAGGTAAACATGAAATTTTATACATCCGTTGAACGGTATGGTAACCGCATACTCTATCGTGGGTATGATGGTGCAGAAAGAATACAGAAACGAGTTCCGTTCAAACCTACACTATTTGTCGATGGCAAAGGAGACTGGTCTACCTTAGAAGGTAAACAGGTTGCTCCTCTAGAGTTAGACTCTATGAAGGATGCCACTGACTTCCTCAAACGATATGAGAATATCGACACCGTAAAGATAT